GATACACTTGTTGAGATTTTACAATTTATATTCGGTTATCATCGCTGTGTTACTGAATCAAGTCCTGAACTCAATGTATGGGGTCAGTTCAACAGTATTCTCCAAGCCACATATTTCATCATTCTTACAGAGGTTGGAGTCAAAGCATTCGTAGAAGGACTCGGTAAAGCAAAGCACTTGATGACACAGTATGAATACACCTTGAATGTAAAGAATCAGGCACAAGTTCCAAAGATGTCTACCTTCCACAGATTTATGGGCATCACCAATGTTGGTGCAGGTGGTGAAATCACTCCTGTTCCTGTGACAGAGGATGAACGACGATTTGTGTTATTCCGTGCATCTGAAAGACTCAAAGGGAACCAGCGGTTCTGGGATAAACTATATCACGCCAAAGACTCACCAGCACATAAATGGAACTTCATTCGTAGTTGCTTCGAATGTATCAAGAAATACGAACATGGTCCAATGTTTTCAGATTCGGAAGTTCCCAAGACCGATTTCCAGAAACAAGCAGTCACTCGCCACCCCATTCAAGATTTCATGATTGAGATGAGTAGGGCAAAGGACTTGACTGGCGAACTGAAATACAAGGCGGAAGACCTCTGGACACGATACAGAGAATTTGCGGAAGAGAATAATGTGTCGTTGGGCAACATGACGAAAGAACAGTTTGGTATCAAGTTGACACGATTCAAGATTCCTGGAATTGGAGATGGTAAAAATATAAAATTTGCAGGGAAGGTTATCAAGGGTCGTGTGATTGACTTCAAACTACTCAAAGAATGGGCGAACCGAATTGACCCAATGATTACACCAGAACGACAGCAGGAAGTAAATACCATACTCAAGAAGAGATTCAAAATGGTATATTACCTCATGAAACTCAAAAAGAAAGTATCGAGTGACCCTGGACCATCCACACCACCTCAACCTGTTGCGGAACCAGAAAAACCAGCATTTAAGATTGTAATGAAAAAACCTCAACGGGAAAAGATGGATTTATTCGCAAACAAGCAAAAGGAGAAGAAAGAGACAGACGAAAAGATTAGAAACATAGAAATCAGTGATTTCAAGAGTGCGGGTGTCCTTCTATATTCAGATGAAGGATTCTGGATGGGCTGTGAAGAAAAACTGAATAAGAAGAAAAAGAAAGAAAGATACTGGTGTGACTACGGTGGAAAGCGTGAGGGATTGGAGAAACCATTTGATACAGCCAGACGAGAATGTAAAGAAGAATGTGGTATCGACATTGGTGACTACACCCTTGAAAATTATCCAGTATATCATCCTGACGGGAAGTCAAAACATGTAGTGTATATGATTCGCATCCCACCAAATATTGAACCTGAAATGAAAGAAGGATTTACAGAAAAGAAGAAAACAAAGTATTGGGACTCTGATGATGATTCTATACACCCCAGACTCCGATTTGACAAAGAGTTCTTGATTCATAAGAAATTAGAAGAACTAAACCTGTGGACCCCGTTCAATGGGTGCCACATCGAACAATTCGACGATTAGAAGGAAAGGTAGCGGTTTATAATAAAAAATCAATATTTTTTTTTGAAATATTGATTTTCTATTTTGAGGTAGCGGGTTGTAGGGTAGCGGGTTGTGTATGGGTCAGACCTGGAAGCAAAATAAAAAAATTTTGAAAACTTTTTACAATGGCTGGGCTCCGACCTAAATTCTACCCGCTACCCTACAACCCGCTACCTCCCGATTTTTTTTGTATTTAGGATAAAAGTTTAGAAATTTATTTTCTAATGTTATAGTAAACCAATGTCTGTCCAAGTGGAGAAGAAACCCTTTCCTGAAGACCGTGCCGCCAAACTCGCCCTTGCCCGTGAGAAAGCACTGGAAGTTCGTCGTAAGAACAAAGAAATGAAAATGAGAGCAGAACTCGAGAAGATGGAGACTGCAAGAACGAAGAAAGATGACCCACCACCTGACCCTGTGGTTGAGAAGGAAATAGAGAGTATAGGTCATACTGAAGTTGATTTAGAGGAGGAGGGTCTGGCGGAGGATGAAATCGAACCCGCTACCCCCCAACCCGCTACCGTCAAGAAGGTTGTCAAAAAGAAGCCAAAGAAACAACAGGTTGTCATTGTGGAGCAGTCGGACGACGATTCTGATGAATTTGAGAGTCAACCAAATGTTGTATTTGTCAAACGGACGAAACCTAAAAAGAAAGAACCGCCGCCTCCACCACAAGAACCACAAGTTGCTGTGGCACAACTGCCCCCACCGTCACCGCCTAAACCACCTCCCAAACCTCAACTTACACCAGAACAGATGCAGGTGCAGTCATTCTATCATAATATGTTCAATGGTAACTTTGCAATGCAACCTCGTCGTCGATAAATAGATTATAATATCCATTTTTTTTTGCTGTGTATATTATAAATGAAACTGTTGAGTATCAAGAAGTCGGATAAACCCGAAAAAAAGTATGTAGCAACATTCTGCATGTGTCCTGGTGAAACCAAATGCCCAATGAACGAACGAAAGAAGGTTCATTTTGGAGCAATGAAAGATGGTAAACCAATGGACGATTATACCCGCACGAAAGATAAGGAACAACGGGAGCGTTATCGTAAACGACATGCCAAGGAGAAAGACCAAGACGCCGATACACCAGGGGCACTTGCTTATTGGATTCTTTGGGGCGATTCCACATCAATAAGAGAAAATATAAAGTCTTTCAAAGAAAAATATAATGTTTAGATATAGTAAACATGCCACAGCCATACAAAGCACAGTTCGACAAAAACGGGCGACGATGTCCCAGGAATTTACAAAAACAAAAACGCTTACCAGAGTGCGGGGTATTTGACAGAAGAGAGTTTGTTCCACAAAACAGACCATATGTCCCACCCATTCCACCTGGTCCTCAACGGAAGTTTGACCCATTTGCTCCTGGTCAAACCATTCCACGGCGTTTCCCACAGGGTAGTATTCCTGATGTTCCCGACGACCCTCCTGGCGTGATGCCAGGTATTTCCCCAGAAGATAGCATGGGAGGGGGCTATCCACAGGATATGTTTTATCCACTTCCAGATGGATTTGGTGGTAGGGAGCATATGGAAACTTTAGTATTCCATAATCCGACAACCCATCCTCTTGTGCGTCAATATGCACAAATTCCGCCGAGAGGATATACTCGTATTCCAGATTTAGGAGATTACGATATGGAAGCATTTAGAGAAGTAACTGAAAGGGCGCCACGCACACGACTTTATGAACGAACATCGTTTAGTTCAGACAATCTTCGGCGACGATTAGTAAGAGATAGTTACACACCAGATTCAAACTTTACAGGCAGACAAGGTCAACAGCATTTACTTCAAAACCCTATCGATGATTTCTCTGATGAATTTTCACAACCATTGCGTCAGTCTCGTCTACCACAACCGAGAGGAACACCATCGTATCCTGCTCAAGATATAGAAGAAGGTATACTTGACCCATACGGTGGACCAGAACGACAATTGCTTCGCCCAACTGCACGAAGAAATCAAACACTTCGTCTCATGGAAAGAGCAAGAGCGAGAACAACATCATTCGCACAAAATCGTGCCGCAGTGGCTGCTGAAAATGCAAGAACACTTGCACGAAATTTAGCAGAAACGGCGTCAAATGTTCAAACAGATATGACGAGAGCATTCGCAACTCAATATCGTCGTGGATATATGAATATTGGTGCAAGGGCGGCTGCAACAACGGGCGTTGATTTACCAGAGTTTGATGTAGATGCACAAATAAATAGACCACAGGTTCAACCAGAACCTTCAGCGTTCCGTGATGGAACATTCGATATTGAACAAGGATTACCTGAAGGACCTGATGCAACTGCAATGGAAGGTCGTTCGTTTGCATCCAGAGTGACTGGGTTGCGTGGTCAAGAAACATTGGATATAATGGGTGCTGATAGACCATTCGATGTTACAAATCTTCAAGATGCACAAGCGGGACGACAAACATTCGCAGAACGGTTACAAGAGGTAGGTGCATCAAGAAGTGGTCAAATTGCATCGGCAGGAGCACATGCGATAGGTGGGGCAGGTGTTGGTCTTTTGGCGGGTTATGGTGTTGCAAATCTTATGGGTAAGGCTGGTGCTGACCCATACTCTACAGCGTTTGTTTCATCGGCATCGGGAGATGTCGCATCACGATGGGCTGCGATTGGTGCACAAAGTATGACTCGTGTTGCCGCACAACGATTAGGAATAGCGGCAGGAGAAGAAGTAACAGAAAATATTGCAAAAACACTTGCTATCAGTGGTCTTCGTGGAACAGCAGAAGGTGGACTTGCAGGATTAGCACTTGCACCCGTAGATATTGCCTTAAACCAGGCATTCTTGAATGCAGGAATGAATCATGCAGATAGTGGTGCGGCAGCGTCAGGAATAACAGGGGCTGCATTTTTAGGTGGTGTCGGTGCAGTTTCACTTGCCACTGCCCCAGAAACACTTGGTCTATCACTTGCAGTTGGTGCTGTCGTCGCAGGTATAGGAACACTTGTATCGTGGATTACAGGTCACAACCAAGACGAAGAAGAAAAGAAAAAGCGCCAAGAGCGTCAACGAAAGATTGATAAAATCAATAATGCAAATAACGAAAGAAAAGTTCTTATATCATTGCTTCCAACTTCTAATTACAGTTTAGCAAGTGCACAGGCAAATTTTAAACGGATTTACGGTGATGCTGCGTATGCAAAACTTGGTGTTGGAGATGATACATGGTCTGCATTCTCACAAAATGTAACTGAAATGTTTACAGACGGACCACCGCCACATGCCCAAAAAGGTGGAAAAGAACCAACAGGCGACGACAAGAAAATGAACGATTATTATGCAAAATATGTAGCACACTCCGTTATTACTCAAATTTGTGCGGGAAGAGCAACATGCGCACTTGCATCTGAAGACCCTGGTGCATTGTCCAGTTCAGAATCAAAGTTTTTGGATGATAAGGCAGGACCCGTATGGCGGTCTCAAGCAGATTTGGCGGCGTCTATGACTGTTGGACAAGCCAATTTCCACCATCAAATGATGGCAAATGCGCAACAAACACTTATCGATGGATGGAACAATGAACGAAAACTTCCACAAGATTACGACCCAAGTGTATTGCGTGATGCCGAATACGATACTACATTCATCGCCAGATACAACGCTGCAATCGAAGCGGACGCTCAACGAGATATTATACAATCATATATCAGTTCTGGTGGTCAAACCACGATTGACAAACAACCTGCGAATATTCAACAGGCTGCGTTGATGGACCCGACTTTCAGGGCTAAATACGATACATATATTAGTCAAATGAACTCTACAGCGGTAAATCTAAATGTTACTGTTGGACAACTCATTGAGTTACAGGCTCTTGGAAACAATCCATCACAACAAACTGCTAAATATCGTGAATTCCAGTTCAATAATGCTAAAGAGAATGTAAATGTCGTTTCTCAAGCACAGGGAATCATGAAAGAAGAAACACAAATCAAACAACTTGGATTTTACGATATTGATTCTGCGTTCTTACAAACAGACCCTACAGACATCGGAGAGTGGCATCCTACAGACGCACAGATTATCCAAGCGTCTCGGGCTGGGATGACACTCCAACAGTATGTTGACTACCTAACAGAACTACAAAAAGGAGATTCAGGTGATTTCAGTAAACTTCCGTCGTATACGGATGCCCAATTGACTGCCATGGGTGAATTGGATTACAAACATCTCCAAGATGACCTTCAACTGGCTGGTTACTCTGCTGATTATTATCTTTACGACCCAGTAACACGCACATATCGTATTAATCCTCATGCCGCAACTGTTCCAAATCCAAAACTTGCCGCAGCATATCAGTCTCAATATACACCAGAATACCTATTGGAGGCAAGGGAAGAATATGCAAAGATGATTACATCAATGAACAATAATTTTAAACATTCTGCTGATGCATACAATAAAGCACTTGCCTCACAAGTTGCTGCGGATGCACATGCATATCAGGCACAAGTTGAGGCATATAATATTATATTATCACAACAGTCTACGGCGGCGTATACTCCATTGATGTCTCTTGATGCACAAAGTATTTATAATGCGAACATGATGCAATACCACCCACTATCTACTACAATGCCTGGACGACAACTCACGGACGATACTAAAGATGAAAAAGATAAAGATGGAAATGTTCAAGTGTTTGACCACCATGGACAACAGATTGGTGCTGCCAATAGTAGTTTATCTGCGAAACAGTTGGCAGAAATTGCGAACGCCAAAAAAATGGGTTATGTCGGTGACGACGAAAGAATCCTTGATGATTACATTGCAACTAAAAATGCTCTTGAAGCACAGGGAATCAAGAACCCAACACAAGCACAGGTTGATACCGCATACAATCATATCAAACAGCAAAAAAATAGACAATCAGACCCATTCGGTGTCAAAAATGCTATGCAGAACATGGGACAAGATGCCACTGGTGGATTACTTGGTAAGGTGGGCAAAGACCTTAATTTATCACAACTTCCAGGAACGCAAACGGGATATAAAGTAAATCCAGATGGTTCTTTAGAGCGAGTTGTAAGGAAACTAAATCAAGATGGAACAGTTCAAAGCACAACAGATGTTGGAGCAGTAAAACCATCGACATCACAATCTACTACTGGTTCTAATCTACAAAGAGACTTCAGAGCAGCAAATCCCAACTTGAATCCAAGAACTACATTCACAGATAATCAAGTAAAAACTCTAAATAAAGGTGGACAAGTAACTGGAAGTGATGGGCAGCAATATGCATCATCTTAAGCGAAAACTTCCTAACCTTCCTGGAGGTCGTCTTTTCGGGGTGTGGGAGCAAGGAAGGCGAGGAAGTTCTAACTGCCTTCTCCTCCACAGAGTTCGTCGTTTGGATACAATTGACAAAAACTTATTTTTTTGCCGTCCGACATGCGTATAGGTTTCAAATAATCAGGTTCATCCGATTTCGTTAAAACTTCGTTTCCACCTATATCCACGACCTTACGCCCTTTGCGTCTTGGAAGAAAGTAATTGAGACTGTGTGTAATATAATCATGGTATTCGTCGGGTTCAGGTATATCAACGATTTCTTCTGATGTATCAAAAGTTGCACCAAAAGAGATTGGGTCTGTTCCAGTTGTGAAATGACGATGATTATCATGTTTACCTGTTCCTGCAAAGAATGGGTCTGCAATGGGAGATGAACCTTTATTGAACATAATTGTTTTCTCTCCATATTTACGACCTACATACGATGCGAGTTGACCTCCTAATGAGTGTCCAGTGAGCGTAACTTCTGGATACATCTCTTTTACCTTTTTGTAATGATTTTCTGCTCTTTGGAATCGTGTTTCTGTTCCTATAGCGTTTGTAAGATAATTTACTGCATATTGGTATGCTGGACTACGATGATAACCTGTGGCGATGAGGGCGTCTGCCATGAAGTCTCTATCTGTCATAGCATCATCTACACTAAAGTGTGTTCCTCTGTATGCGACGACTGCACTACCATCAGGTTTTACGATAGTCACAGCGTGGTCATCACTAAAGGCTTCATCTATCATGTATTCATCGAATCCATACTCTTCAAGTTCTTTTTGAGCGAAATCTGGACTCTCTAAATAGTAATCATATGCACTTTTAGCCAAAACGGCGTGTTCGTGACCTTCTGAATCCATTCTTTTATATAATATAAGATATTAAAATATCAAGGTTGCTGCGGATGTAATTCTATTTGGTCGGCAGTTAGTTCTATAGGAGTCCTATCGCATTCTAAACCACAACACTTTATCTTTTTACAACGAGACTTTAAAAAGTATGTAAGGACAACGGTGGCACCTGCTCCGAGCACCCCAAGAAGTGTAATCATAAATGTAGAATGCTTTTCAAGCCAATCTGGTGGTGAGTCGCATATCAAGTTTCTGTCTAAACACTCTATGGGACAAACAATGCCTGTTTCGCTGCTCATCTTTATATATTAGTAACATAAAATTTAATCTCTTATATTATATAAATGAGGACTCAAAAAGTGAAAGGATTAGATATTGTTCCGCCACAGACTCACTCTGGAGAATACAACACTCCTGACGACATGCCACGCTCTCATATGGTCAATGTAACTATAGGTAAGCGCAATAGTGGCAAGACGACAGCAATGGTTAATATGATTGAAAAAATGGGCTACGACTACGCAATCGTCGTATCTCCGACCATGAAATCCAATGGTGAATTAATGAAACGATTAAAAGTCAAACATACCTTCGAAAACCCAGATTGCCCTAAACTTGTAGATAGTATAAAAGAAATCATTGAAAAAGAAGCAAAAGACTTGGAGAGATACCGAGAAGAGATGCGACGATACCAGAAGATGATGAAGGCAATGAACTCTCCAAATGGACATTTAGACGATGAGGACTTGATTATGTTCTTTGGCGATAACAGAGATTTCATGAAACCACAACATGCATACAATGGGCGCCCCCCGATGGTAATTTGTCTGTTCGACGACTGTTTAGGCGCTATGTGCTATTCAAAACCCCGTAAATTAAACAGTTTGTCTACTCTATCAAGGCATGTGGGTCAATTGAGTGAAGGCGGTGCTGTAGGTGTAAGTTTAGCATTTTTACTACAAAGTTTCAAATGTCAAGTCGGTGGATTATCAAAAGTAATCAGAAATCAATGCACGAACCTCATTGTATTCAAAACTAAAGATTCAAGCGAGTTGAAGGACATCTACGAGAGTGTCGCAGGTGAAATCGACGAATTGGAGTTCTACAATGTATACAACAAAGCAATCGGTGATGGTGCTGATTTTCCGTTTCTATTTATCGACTTGCATAAGAAGCCAACGCAACCGAGTATGTTTAGGTCAAAATTCAACGAATATATTATTCCCGATTCAAAATAAATAATCTTATGTATATTATAAAAGCAATGGCAAGAGTCGGTGTCCTTTCTGATGCTGCAGTGAAAATTCACTGTCCCGAGATGTTTCCACTTCCAAATGACCAGTATAGATTGTTTCATCCAACTACGATTGACCATCATACAATGCCTGGTATAAAACCAGAAAAACGATTCAAAGATTATACAGATTTTGCACGATTCCCAGATAATGATTTCCGTAACTTTGGGAACATTATGGCAGTAAACAATCGTGAAACTGCTTCACTTCGTGCTATACTAAACTATCGTAATCAAATAGGCTCTAAAAACTTCCCATCTAATGTTCCACAGGAAGCACTCGATGAGTTTGAAAGAATTCGTCAAGGAGAACGCACACAAGGTGGTGGGATTACGGTTATGAATCTTTCAACTCTCGGAGGTCAACCAAGTGGTATAGCCCCGATACCTTCTGCACCAGCATCTGCCCCAGCGACATCGTCAGGTGCAGGAACATCTACACAACTATCCCAAGCATTGACTGGTGTAAGTATTGGAGGACCATCACAGATTGTTCTTTCCGTAACACCCAAAGAAAGAGGGGCAAGTAAACGAGCATTCAGGGATACTGTTGGAGTTGCCGCAAACAAACGATTTACGCCCAATGCGGGTTCTTATTTAGGTGCAATGAATTCAGATATTCAAAATCATGTTTTGGCGCACTTTTCGGGGTCATTCAACACACGAACAAGCCGTATTACAGAGGATGAAGCCCATCATTATCTACTTTCATCTGGATTTGCAGACACGGTCGATAAACGCACCGCACTTCAATCTATGTTGTCGGAATCAAAGAAAACAAGGCTGAATGAGATGATAGGTCAAATGGGTTCATCGGTATTCTTCAGACGAGTTCCAGAGGCTGCTGACCCAGATAAATTGGCACAAATTGAAGCACAACTTGAGGATGCTGATTTGTAAGTTAAAACATTTAGAAAAAAAATCTTATTATTATATAAAAGTATGGCAGCACCTGTCGCAGTCCCTGGATTCGAACGAGTCAAAAATGAAAATCCGTTCGGTTATACCGAAGACCAATTAGGCGAGAAGAAACTCGCACTCAAAACAATGATGGAACTATACCCAGGAGTTCCATACAGTCACGCTGAATGGGTATACGACCTCTGTAAAAACACTCCTGAAGAACAACTGAAACAAATCATGAAAAAGGTAGACGAAGAGCCATCTCGATATGTTGCGACACCAGGAGAGTCATACGATTTAGAAGTTATTGACTCATCCGATTCTTTAATGACAAATAATGAAGTTTCTGAAAAAAAATAATCTATATAATATAATAAAGGATGTCGCTTCAAAAGAGTCGGTATGAGTCGCAAAGCATCGTCAACTCATTCAACCTGTTCATAGATTCAGGAAAGGCAGCAATCGTTGGTGATGGACGCTCCACAGGAGACAACTATCTCGTGCATTTAGGTGATAATTCAATAGAAGCCGAAGATGGGGAGATTATTCGCCTTTCTCTCGTGAATTTTAACATGTTTAACAATATTTTCGGTGTAAATCTAAACAACTGTAAATTTCGTGTAACAACCGATAGGACTGCCCAACCAGGTGGTGGTATTGAGGCAGGAGAGGTCAATATACCAAGAAAAAACTATAGAACGGTGGGTGCTGTCGCATTAGCGTTTGCACAAGCGTTAGGGGCAGCACTTCTTGCACAATCACAAGCACAAGGTGGCACGGCGACTGCAGTAACTTTTGGTGCTAACAATGCCGATGTAAAACCGCCCGTTGACACCTCTTTAGGAGGAACCGATGACCGTCTTATCGATATTACGGTTACATTTGATGCTGCGCATGAATTTGCTGCAGGAGAAGTGTTTGTTCAATGTTTTCGTCAAGTTGGTGATTCTTTCGCACTTTTGGGTGCTTTAGGGTTAGACTCCACACCACCAGACCCAGCAGCACCAGCACCTGCTCCTACAGAAAATTCATTCGAAATTACAGTTCCCTCTACGACTACAATTCGTATACAAGGCTACTTCCCAGCACAAAGAACAACTGACCCCAATGTTTATGTGCGCTGTGCATCGACACAGAATGGTTTAGAATCAGTTGTAATGTCGGACCCAATCGGCGATACATCAACTGGTCGATATCAAGGTGAAGTTCTGAACAGTAATGTTTTAGCAAAAATTCACAGGGATTCGGAGTTTATCAACTTTGAAACAGGTTCTTCTGACGAATACTTCATAAATCTACAACAACGAAAACTATCTACATTGAGAATATTCCTAACTGATTCCCGCAGTCGACCTTTAGGAAGACCATTTCACTCCGATACACTCAATGTAGGAACGGCTTCAGGGTTGGAAACTGGCGCAGGAGTCATTGTAAACCAAAAACAAAACCAAAATGGAAATCTATTCTTTGATTGTGTTATTAAGGTAGAAATCATCAAAGTAAGAAATCCCAGACTATTGGACACAACGCCTCCACCCCCGCCACTTCCTGCTCGTGAAGCACAAAGTGTATTGACATGGCAGGATTACGGTCGACCCAGATTTTAGAAAACATTTAGAGAGAATTAATTAATTCATCAATTTTTTTTATCTTCTGTATATTATAAAAGCAATGGCAGGAGTTCTCCCAGCAAATGTGTCATTTTTCATGAGTCGTCTCCAAGGTGTAAGTGTTTCGCACTTCAAAATCTTTCCCCAAACGAATGTATCAGCGGATGCTAACAAAATCATCCGGTTTGACCTACCAAGTAATTCTTTGGTCAATCTACGCAGTTTGAGAATGTTGTTCTCGGCTGGAATGACCTCTAACGGTGGTCGTCTCCCTAACAAGATTGATTCGCTTGTTTCCCGCATCTCCATCTTTTGTGGAGGTGTTCTTGTAGCGAATAATTTTGATAATTACCATGTTTTCCGTCACTGCAAAGATGCTCTAATGGGAGACAAATGCGATGCGGCGACTGGACACCCCGAAATCGTCCGTCAGAAGTCATACCACAATGGTCTTGGAAATAACAACGCAGTTCTTGCTACCGATGGACCCGAAACTTACCTTGGTAGTGCTGCTAAAGGCATTGGTCGTGACCAGTTCGTTATTGACTATTGGGAGTCCTTTTTAGGCTCTCTGGAACCTGGTATCATCGACACGGGACTTTTTCCGCAAATTACCGTTGAAATAACCCTTGCGGAAAACAATGTTTGCCCTACATGTGCATCAGTCGCACTCTCTACTACAGGTGCTAACAATTTCTGTGCTGTCAACGCTGCCGCACCTGTTTACTCCCTAACTGGAATCAATATGCAGGTTGAGGTTCTCGGAATGGCTACATCAGTCCTTGACCAGATTGTCGAACAGCGTATTGCCTCCGTTGGTTATCTTTCTCTACCTTTCAAGAATTACTTCTCGTTCCAGAATCTTCACACTGGCACTACTAAATTCAATATCAACAGTGCTTCATGGGACCGCCTTTGGATTACATACCGTGCTACAACTTATGCAAACAATGGTGCCCCTCACCCTGTCGCAGGTTACAAACTTGCTGGTGCTTTCACTTCTACCACAACTAACACTCCAATTGCGACAGCCACTGAAACTGATGTAGGCAAACCCACATATGATGTCGGTGGTGTTCTTGATACCAACAAAGAGAAGTATGTTGCACCATATTTCCGCTTCCAGCATCTACCAGAAGGTGCTAACGCTGCTGCTAAACTCTTGGCTGAAACTGATTTCGCCCTTCAAGTCAACGGTGCATCAGTCCCGTCATTCAAAATGACTCCATCCGAGTTCTATGCTGTCACAAAGAACTCCCTTGACACATATGCTACAAATCATCACATGTCGATGAATCAATACCTTGATTCCTACTTTACTCAAGTTATGCGCTTTTCACTCCCTGATTCGGACTTTGGAAGACTCGCATCAGGTTTGGACACCCGTAGTGTGTCGGCAAATGTCACGCTGGAGACAAAGAACCTATTGGCGGCTGGTGTGACTGTCAATATCTTCTGCGAGTGCACATCAGAGTTGAGAGTGGGCAGTGGCAGAGCCATAGAAGTGATTCAGTAGGCGAAAATAGGTGCAATCGAACTTACAGACGATTCCTGACATTTTTACAACATTTAGAAAAAATACATATAATGTATCTGAAAAAAAATATCTTACTACTATAATAAAGAATGGTCGATTCCGTAGGTCTGTATTCTGGCATACGCCCAAGACAAGGAGCAAGTGAACCCACATACTTTAGTATGGCAACGAGCAGTTCAGCAATCGAAAGTTATCAAAACAATAACATTCGAGAACCTGCACCTGGGCTGCTCAATCCAGTGCCAAAACTTCCGTCGGAAAGTCTACTTAAAGGTCAGGCTACTGGTTTCCCAAATCCGATGAGAGGAGTTTTACCGTGCAGAGGTGAACCCGAAGGTATCAGATACGGCAGATTTGAACGAGACAAAACTGCTTACATGTATCCCCAGACTGGTTATGCAAGGCACCAGAAACGAGGTTTGGCTTACGATTTCGATAAGCCAATGAACCTTCCAATAATGCCGATTGCGGGATTCTACAACCAAGATATTCCCAACGCATTAGGCGGTTTACGAGCATAGGTCTAAAGTAGATTCGGAACATAAAGACTGCAAAATAACATTATAAAATAACTCATTGAAATTATTTTATAATATTATAGTAATAAAGAGATGCCACCATATGATTCCGTATTCGATGTAGAATCAACTGGTCCTAAACGATTCGTATTGACAGGACTTATGAATCAACTGTTCAGTCAAGGTTCATCTGGAGTTGGCTACGATTTTATGGAGTGGACTTCAAATGCTACTCCTTCAACTGTTATGCCAACCTTGATATTTCCTTTTTCGTGTAGGCTTACACAAATCACTTGTAGATATTTAGGGACTTCATCATTCCAATGTAATCTTGGTGATTCATGGGATGTAAGGATGTATAAAGTAAATTCGGGTTTACCACCAACCCTTACAAACGCCACACAGTTCGGTGATGTGATGTTCGTATGGAATGCTAATTTTAATGGTTCATTTCCGTCGACTGCAGTGACATTTGATACACCATATGAGATAGAAGCAGGTGAAGAGATTGCTATTGTAGGAACTGAAATTGCAGGGTCTGCTCAACTACAACAAGACACAGCGGAGGCACAGTTATGTTTAGTATTTGAATATTAAATATTTAGCATTTTTTTTCTGTGTTATATTATAAAAGCAATGCCAGAGCACAAGGATAAAAAGAAAGCGCCTCCCGCTCCGAAAAAGATTACGGCTAAACAGAGAGCCAAACTACCTCCTGGTCTTATTAAGGCTATGGAAAAAAAAATGAAAGGAAAGAAGTAAGGACAGAACATGTATACAAGAAGGACAATGTAATATACACCTTGACAGCAAAATGACAGTAAATGATACTATAATCGTCATAAATATGTCCATTATAGTATTTTTTTGTCCTAAATCAATAGAAAAAGCATATGAACCCTATTTGCGCAAATATGTTCTAATGGGTTTTAGTGTCTTTTTGAGGGTTTTTCGTCGTTTTATTGTCCTACAAGTATGCTTATAAGTGTCTATGCTTTGTCCTTCTTATACTTATCCCATATCTTTCTGTCCACTTCACGGGCTTTCCCGTTCATTATGACAGATGCAAGGCGGCTTCTCGCCCAACTCTCTTTCGTTTGATTAGGTCTGCTTCCTGAACTGTAATATGCTGCCATTCCCTTTGCAAGTATCTGTTTGATTCCTTCTTTACTTATTATGTTCTTTGAAATGAACTCATCATCAGTTATAACTGTATCATACTTCTTTTCAAATGCTACAACGAACTTACTCCGTTTGGACTTGTATGAATCTACCTTTGGACGGTCTGTTCCTTCCTCAATAGATTTCTTCTGTTTCGCTTTGTCTTCTTTGGTTAAAGTATCTGGTAAATACTTCTTCGGAATACTCATCTTTATATATTAAGAAGATTTTAAAATTCTCAACCAATATGCATTTTGTTCAATAGATTCCAACATATCAGTGTAGAACTTTGAATTGACATCCATATAGTTTGTTCCCATCTTTTTAAGTTGTTTTAGATGTATCTTTATTAATTTAGGCAATCGGTGTATATCAGGAACTTCCCCATCTCTTATCTGTTGTAGAGCCTTGTATGATTGTTCGTGTATCTTGGCTCGTGTAGTAATCGTCATCAGCATCCCAAAGTCTACATCCTCGTCGTTCATGTATGCCCTCTTTAATTCGTCTTTCTCGTCCACTATTGTGAATCTCTCCTCTTTTACTTTACGAAGAACATGTATCGTCTTCGCCTTGAGTAAACTTCTTTGGAGAGCGATATACCTCTTTCGTCGTTCCTCCATTTATATGTGATGCAGATTTTTTTTTAAGTTGTTTGTGTTCAATTGATGAAAAAAAAAATATATTTAGGATATATAAAAGACAAATGGAGGAAGTCAAGAAAGACATCGAGAAGTCAGGACTCGCTGACGCCACAAAGAAGACACTTTACAGTCGCATCAATCGTCTGTATGCAACTGAACCATTTCCCAAGTCTCTGGTGAAAAAGGTGGTTCCAGGAATCACTGCAAACAAAGCATCACAACTCGCATACTTTCAGAGCATACTTTCGATATCGAGAATATCAGGTGTATTCAAGGATGCTATTACACAGAAGCAGGTTCGGGAAGTATTGAAAGAGTCAGAGAAACTTAAGGATGAAGAATCTGAACGCCGAGATAAAGGTGAGGAACGGGAGAATGATTTGAGTTGGGATGAAGTAAAGGCATGTAAAGAGAAGTTCCCGAAAGGAAGTGAAGCACGATTGATATATCTTCTATACACCGAACTGCCTCCTCTCCGTGCAGACTTTACGCCTATGGAGATTGTAGATTCAAAGGAGAAGGCAAGTGATGAGAACATGAACTATTATGTGAAGGCATCGAAACCTTACATGCTTGTGCGTGTATATAAGACTGCAAGTAAGTATGGCGAACAACGACTCGATGTGACAAAAGAACTTGCTGATGCGATTCCACAAGACCAGAAGTATCTCTTTGAGTTTGATGGTGAGCCTATGCAACCGAATACACTTTCCAAAAAGGTTGTTCGTGCTTTCAAGAAGTATTGTGATATGCATGTCACCATAAATACATTGAGACGGTCATACGCCAAACATACAATGAGTATGAGTAAGGACGAACAAATAGAGAAGGCTTTGGAGATGGGTCATTCGTTGTCTGTTCATAAAGAATACTCACGCAGGGGAAAGGATGAAAATAAAAATGTCGATAAAGAGTAAAGGGATGCCACGACGACCCCGTCCGTCAGTTTTAGTAGAAGACAAAGATGATGTAGAATTCTTTAGCCCACGCCATTTGGTTGTTCAAGAATACTTTAGAGATTGGTTGTGGGATAAACTTAAGGGAGATTTAGGCAACTGTTGTGTATGCGAACAACCAGCACATGCATGTAAGCACTGCACCGCTATAACAGTATGTGGGCATACTATATGCCAGTCATGTCTCCATCGTCTCAAAAAAATACAGTGTCCAGTGTGCCGATTTCCATCTTCGTAAAAACGACTTAAAAAAATATCTTTAGATATTATAAACAATGGGACGCAAATCTCTAAACTTGACACCAGAGGAAATTCGTCAACGGAAGCGACAATGGGAAGAGGCTAACCCCGAAAAGGTTCAGTCATATCGTCGTAAAGGTCTTATCACACAATCTATCAAGAGAGGTAGTATGCCGTGTAAAACAACTATAGAGAAGTATAACTACACGCAGGAGGAACTACAACCGTTATTTGACAAAATGTTCGAATTCACTCGCCCATGAATTTAGGCGGAATTTTTTTTGTTGTCTTTAAGTAAATATGGGCAACGCAATTCTCAAATTCTGTGCAGGTAAGACGGACATCAACGCAAATGGTGTTCCTGACAACCAGGAACTGTTTACACTGATAACTACACTCATAGCAAGACTTGAAGAGAACATACAAGCAGAAAACGCCAGAGCGATACGGGATGCCTCTGGGGGTCTCACCAGTGATTAGCAAATCGATAGAGAATAACTTTCCGCAACTTATTTTTTTAAATTAATAAAAATTGATTTAAAAAAATAATCTTTAGTAATAGTATAAAAGTCCGCATCATGCGTCAACATCCGAAAAAAAAAATCTCTGGACAATATAAACCAACGATGACAGACCATCAGCCAACCGACCCCACCGACGCTCAAGAAAAATCTTTGGATACAGTAGGAATGGAAGCATCCTTTTGGGATGAAAATACTACTGAACCTTCCCAATCGTCCTCCGCCGACGATTCCACCCATGATGACCTGGAGAAGTGGACCCCCGACCGTGACCTGAAAGTGAACAACTTCAAGACTCGTGAGTATGCTGACATCCGTGCTGCCAAATATCTACTGCAAATCAAACCAGACCATTTTGCAGACATTTACAGGGAGAAAGCACGAAAGAAACTCGAAGAGAACGCAAAGCGCTTGAAGAACGGAGCCATCAAGGAACCAAGTGACACGCAGGTTGAACGACAAATCAAGTTGGACCACAAACTCCTTAAAACACTGTGTGTTGAGGTTATCAAAGGTGGTAAACACGGAGTTCTTCGTGATTATCGCTTCTGTGCACCCAAGAAGTTCGGACGACGATTTAGCAAAGGTATACAGAATGTTTGGGCTGGATTTCGTTCATGTCTACTTCGTTCGTGCACCAGTGACATCGATATGAAGAATGCACATCCTACCATCCTCCGTTGGGTGTGCGAAACGAACAATATCGACTGTCAGAAACTTTCTGCATACATTGCCTTCCGTGATAACATACTCAAGAAAATGCAGAAGACAACTGGTAAGAAGCGGGAGTATTGTAAGGAACAGTTCCTTATCTCTATCAACGAATCCCGCTTCAATACACAGTCTGATTATCAGTTTCTGAAAGAGTTTGACTTGGAAATCAAAGGTATTCAAAAGAAACTCCGACAACTTGACGAATACAGGTGGCTCAATGCATACATTGACGACAAGGAGGAAAACTACGATGGTGTCTTCATCAACCTTGTGATGTGCTACTGGGAGAATCGCATTCTTGAGTATGCCATTGCATATTTCAACGATGTAGGCGTTGATATCAATACATTGATGTTTGACGGTATCATGGTATCCGAATGGGGGTGGCGTGGTGAGGAAGGCAATGAGGTTGAAGGTCGTTATCCACTCAAAAAGGAAGATGCCGATAAACACTTGAAGATGTTGAACTTGATTGTAAAGAAATGTCTTGGTATCGACATGGTATGGGATGTAAAATCACAGGACGATGAAAGGGTAAAGATTCCTGATGATTACAATCCAGATTCAATGCTTCCTATGTTTGATGAAATTGTTGATGATTTCAACAAGTCAAACAAGAAAGTTGCTGAAAATTACCTCACGCTATATGAGGATGGAACATACGCATTCCGTAAGCGGGATGTATTCAGCGCATACCACTGGCATCGATACATCTACAAGGCTACCAAAGAAGATGAAAGAGACCATTTCGTAAATGAATGGCTTCATAACTATCCTGATATTATACAAGTGTATTATGAACGAGCACGGGAGTATCCACCAGGTGGCGGTGAAAGAAGTATTTGTCCACATGACCATTTGAATCTGTGGACGCCGTTTGACTACGAACGGTGGCAAGGAACAATCAACCCAGACGGAACCGTATACGAATACAATCAGGAGTATGCTGATATGTTTGAAAACATGGTTCGTGGTCTATGCGATGATAATGAAGAATATTTCACTTGGTTCATGCAGTGGCTCTACACATGCATCTTTCATCCTGCTACAAAGTCTGGTCGTGTTCCCTTCTTCATTTCAAAGCAAGGTGTTGGTAAAGATACACTTGTTGAGATTTTACAATTTATATTCGGTTATCATCGCTGTGTTACTGAATCAAGTCCTGAACTCAATGTATGGGGTCAGTTCAACAGTATTCTCCAAGC